TGGGCGGAGAGCTGGAAGTTATTGACAGAGAAGAACGCGCAATCATGCGTGACCGGATTCTTGAGTTTGAAAAAATTCTTTCCGGTATGCCCGGGGCGGAGTTCGGCGATTCGGATTCGTGTCCGCTCAGGCACTCTTTTTCGGATGGAGCTTATGTCCGGGAAATGTTTATTCCGAAAGGAACGGTAATCGTCAGCAAAATCCACAAGCAGACGCACCCGGCCTTTCTTTTAAAGGGCGACATCAGGGTCGTCACGGAAGAAGGCGTCAAACGCCTTAAAGGTCCGATGCACTTTATTTCAAAGGCCGGCACGAAGCGGATAGGCTACGCCCACGAAGATACGATATGGGTCACGGTCCATCCGACGAAGGAAACGGACCTTCTGAAAATTGAAGAAGAAGTGATCGCGAAATCGTTCGACGAACTTGAGCATTTGAATTTACTCAAAACCCTAAAAAATGAGGTGAATTTATGAGCTGGGCAAACGTGATCGGAGCTGGCGGGGCGATAACTGCTGCCGCCATTTCAAAGGGAAAGAAAAAAGGCGGGAGCGAACAAATCACGCCTGAAATGCAGGACACGAGAACGCCTGAACAAAAGGCAGTCGATGGTTTTCTCTCGGGGTTTGTGACGAAATACGGACCTCAATACGAGCCCGGGAAAGCGTACGGAGGCCAGATGACAGCCCCGATGTCTCGGACCGAAATGCGTGGAGATGAATTCCTGGCGCAATACCTGGACCAGCCTCTTCTCTCTCCGAACGCTATAGCCGGTCAGGACTATATGAACAAAAGTCTCACCGGGAAATTTGACCCTGGGACATCAGATTTTTATGCCGCCCTCCGGGATGAATCACAATATAACCGGAGACGCGCGATTGACCAGAGCCGGCAAGACACCGGCGCACGCGGGAAGTTTTTCTCTTCTGAAGCGATTGCCAAAGAGGGCGATATCAACGCTCAGACCGCAATCGGTTTGAACCGTGACATGGCTGGCCTTGCCGAAAACGAGCGCCAGCGCCAGCAGCAGAACTTTTCTGTTCTCCCGGCGTTTGATAAATTCATCACCAGTATCCCGCTTGAACGCGCAACAGCCGCTCAGACGGTCGGGGCATACCCGCGAATCGTCGCACAAGAAGAACTTGAACGTCGGTACAAAGATTTTTCGCGCCAGCAGACAGAGCTCGGCGGGGTGGTCAATACTGCCAGGGGATTCAATACGACAAACCTGACAGAATCATTCCCGGTCTATCCGCAGAGCACCGGAGTCGGCTCATTCTTGGGGCCAATTCTGCAAGAGCTCTTAAAACAAGGCACTTCAAAAGGCGGCTTATTCGCCGGCCTTCAAAATTAAAGGAGAGAATCAGCCATGCCTAAATTATCAGAAATTACGGCGGCAGGATATTCGCCGCAAGCTCCCAGCACAGCCGACGAACTTCTGAAGGCTATTTCCGGAGGCGTCACCCAGGGCTTGCAAGAGCGCCCGAACCGGATGAAAAAGCAGATGGAAGAGTACGACGACCAGATGAAGTTTTACAAAAATCTCCGTGACGCTGGATACTCACCGGAAGAAGCTCACGACCGTGTCAAGAAAATGATCGAAGGCGGGTCCGGTACCAGTTTCATCCAGAAAATTCTGACTGGCGCCGCGAAAAACGTCTTTAGCCCGGGGTCCGAAGAAGACCAGACCAGCCTGAACCGGAAAAAAGAGCGAGCGGAGCTTGAGAAAACTAAAGCCGAGACCGGCCTTGCAAACGCAAAAACCGGGTATTACAAAGATGGCGGTCCTCGCCGTTCGGTGATTGACAAGATGACTCCAAATCAGCTTCAGTCTCGTCTCAAGTTCATCACAGACCCGGCCAGCAATCCGGATTATGATTCCGAGGAAACAAAGGCTGAGGCCGCGTACATCACGCAAAAGATTCAGGACATTTCAGGCTTCAGCCCGGGCGGAACCCCGCCGGCCAGCGTTATGATGAAAGCCCCGGATGGCTCCGTCCGCTCAGTTCCCGCGGACCGCGTTGCTTACTACGAAAAGAAGGGCGCGAAGCGTGCCTAAATTTTGGGAAGATGACGCCGAAGTCGCCGCGCTCCCGGCTTCCGCGTCCATTGAAATCCCGGTAACGGAAAACGGCGAGCAGCCGAAATTCGTAAAACCGAAACAGGCGGAGCCTTCTTCTTTTTGGGAAGACGACGCCAATCAGACAGCTCCTCCGCCAGAGGACTCCCCGGCTGAACAAAAAAAGGCTGATTTTTGGGAAGAAGAAACCCAAGCCGAAGCTCCCCAAGAGAGCCAGAATCCATTCGAGGACGATCTTCAGGCTGAATCGAAGGCCCAACTTCAGCAACAGGCAGCAGAAAGAGCCCAAGAAGAGCAAGCCCAGGCTGAGCAACAAGCTCAGGAACAGGCCGCGGCGGACCCAAGGAACTGGTCCAGCCAGCGCTTCAAGAAAGAGGCGCCCAAGCCCACCACGCCAGAAGAGCAAGCCGTTTACAATCAGACACTCGCCGAAAAAGAACACCGTGAAAGCGAGCTCGCGATTGAAGGCCAAGACGTCAACGCTATGTCTTCGACCGAATTTTCGAAACTCGCACCGAAGCCGAAGACCGTGGAAGAGAAGGCCATTTACGACGCCACTCTTGCGGAGAAAAAGGCCCGGGAAGAAGAACTTAAAACGCGAATGAAACCCGAGCAAATGCAACCGCAGCGGATGGATATTCCGAAATATGTGATGGAATCGCCTCTCGCAAAAGCAGTCAAAGAAGTCGCTGCGGCTGGACCAGTTTCCCCGGGTTTGCCGATAATTCAAGCCGCGCCCGGGAGAGCTATTCTGGCGCCTTATGAAGCTCTTACAAAACAGGGAGCTTTCAAATTGGCCGGCGTGATCGCCCTTCCTTTTGTCTCGTCGCAAATTTTCGACCAGATTGACAAGAAGCTCGGGGACGCGTTCCTCGGATACACTTCACCTGGTCACGAGATTGTAAAAGATTCGATGGGAGTGGTCGCCGACCTTCCAGCCTACGCCGCGATTCAGGGCGGTCCTATCGGGTCGTTCGTTTCTTACTTGGAAGCAAAGGGGATTTTAAAAGCAGAAAAAGCCGGGGAGAGCGCAAGCGCTCAAATGCTTGGAACTCAGCTCGAGCTGATGTCTTCCCCGAACGTCTTGAAATTTCTGCAATATCCGCTTCAAGTCAGGTATAAAATCGCAACTGAAATTTTTGACGAGTACGGAAAATTCGCTCAGAAAAACGGACAAAAGATTGTCGTCGACGAAGGCGAGTTTATGCGATGGGCCGAAGGGAAAACTGTCGCTGAACTCAAAGAAAAACTTTCGAAACTAAAAGAAAGAATCCGAGCCGAAAAATCAGTCAAGGTCGGACAAGAAACCGGAATTGTAAAATCGGAATCCACCGCTTCGACCGATGTAAAAGGACCTGGGAAAGAGAGCGTTTCTAAGGTCGAAGAAACGGCCATTACGGAGACCACCAAAAAGCCCCGGAAACAGCCAAAGTATGACGAAAACGCCGCGGCAGACCGCGGAGACCGGGCAACGCTGATTCTCGCTTATGGACGATTTTCTTACCCGAAACACCTAGCCGGCGAAGTGGGCGAGACAAAGGGCCAATGGCGACGCTCGATGGGAAAGCTGCGCCGGTTTTTAAATTCTGACGCTCAGCCCTTGGACGGAATCCTTCAGGAACTGAAAGGCGTTTACCCTCATCTTTTTAATAAATACGAAACCGACGCGGATTTGCTTCGCGCAATTTTAAACGGCACAATCAACGATGGCCGGCAACCGGTCGGCGCTCAAGACGCCGTCGAAAAACTCATCGAGGAGCACAATGAAAAAGAAATCGCGCTTCAAGAAAAAGCCGAATCTCTCGGAGTCTCAGAACAAGACATTAAAGAAACTTTACGAAGTGCGGATGAAGAAGAACCGCCTCGAGACTGGTTTGACGAAAATGCTCCGCAAGAAAAGCCTCTCGACGCAGGCGAGCGATATTCTGGCGCAGAGGAGGGAGAAAAACTTCCCGAACGTAAAGCTGCCGGCGGACCAGCTGGCAAGCCAAGCGATAGCGGACAAGGGAATAAAGTAGAGCTTGAAAATGCAAATGAACTGAAGGACGAAATAGAGGCACTGACCGAAGACGATCTTGATGAAATGACAAACAGGGATTCCAGAAGCAAGATTTCAGAGCTTCAAGACATCGTCGGAGGTACGGAATTAGAAAAAATCCTCAAAGACAAAATAACAGAACTTGAGGGCGGAGCTCCTCCCGCGGTCGAAGACATCGGCAATGAAAAGGCGATCATCGAAGCCGCTGGAGGAAAAGAAGTCGCGCCGGCCTACCACGGACGGACTGGCCCGAAAGACCTCATCCAGTTTCAGCTTGAGGTCGCTGGTAATAAAACGACGCTCGCTATTCAGCGCGACAACATCACGCCTGAGAATGTCCAGAAAAAAATCGAGGCCAAGCGCAAGCAATTCGAGGCGGCAGATAAAAAGAATCCTCTCACCGTCGAAGCGACAATGCCAAAAAAACCGCTCCAGCCGAAGAAAGAACAAAAAGAAATCGACATGATGGGCGAGAAGGAAGCGGCGGTAAAGAAGGCGGAGAAGTCTCAAAAAAATTTCCTTGATGACGATGAAAAGAAGTCTCCTTCCGGGAGCGGTCAAGGCGCCACGAGCGAAGAGCTCCGCGTCGGCGCCTTCAAAGTCGAGCCTCAAGGTGGAGTCATCCCGAATCAAGTGGACCCGAAATTTAAGCTCGCTGACAAAGTCCTTGCCCTGATAAAAAAGAACAAAGTCAATACCGTCGGCGAAGGCTACAACATGAAGCACGCCATCGGCACATACCATCACGGCACTGAAAACGTCCGCCTTCAGGCCATCAATCAGGTGAACGTGGCGGTCCACGAAATCACCCACCACCTTGACAATGGCCGAAAAATCGTCGGAAAATTCATGGCGAGGACCGGCGTATCGAAGTCCGGAAATCCAATTTACGATTCACGTTTCTCGAAGGAACGAAAAGCCCTCACGAAAATTTACGTCGAACACTATGCCGGCGGGAAGAAAAATCACAAGCTCGAAAAGAGACTGGCCGAAGGGCTGGCCGTTTTATCGGAGCGCATGATTCAAGACCCGGCGGCGACAAGGCAGAATTATCCGGAGCTCGTGTCGTGGTTTTTGCAAAAGGGCGGGAAACACTATCAGGCGGACATGGCTGAGCTCGTTAAAGACGGTCAGGAAATCATCAGGGAATACTCGAACCTTGACCCGCTCTCGAAGATCGGCTCGCGGACTACCTCCGACACGCGGACCGTGGACCGTGACAGCTTTTTAAATTTCAACGACCGGGTTATCCAGGAGATTTTTGACGCGGTTTATCCCATTGAGAAGCTGGCGAAGAAGGCCGGTTTTGAAGGAACCGGAGCAGACCCTTCGAATTATATGCGGGTTTACAACAATATCCCCTCTATCGTCGTAGGAAATATCAACGGAACGAAAGGGTACTGGTCCTTCAGAAAAACCGGGAAGCCCATGGGTGGCGGAACGGAGTTTGCGCTTAAAAAAATTCACGATTTTAACTGGGGAACTCTCCAGAAGAAAATGAAAGACATGAGCGCTGTGAAAGATTTCGGAGACTGGCTGGTCGCACGGCAGCAGAAGTTCGCTTACGATGAGCTTGACCAGCTGAAAGAACGAGCGGTCCGGGCGATGGAGGTCATCGAGAACGCAAAAGAAGAGCTACTGTCCACGAAGACAGAGCTTCAGGAAGCCGTTCAAACCGTCAAGGAATACAAGCAGGCGAGGCAGATTTTAAAGAACGACGCCTTCACGCGCGAAGAAGTCACCGAGGCATACGACGAGCACAAAGATCGGTTTAAAGAGCTGGAGAAAATGTTTGACCAGCTGACCCGGGCTGACCTCGAGCTCATGGCGGACCCGGCGGTCGGTCTTATTACGCCGAAGCAATTCGCGAAGTATTCCACGCGCGAAGGGTACGCCTCTCTCAAGCGCGAAGTTTACGACGAGCTGGTCGGAGAGGGCGAGGCTATGGTAAAGAGCCGGCCTGGACCGGCGGCGAAGATTTCCTCCACGCTGCACCGGACCGGTTCTCAGAAGACGATCATCCATCCGGTTTTTAATGGAATCAAGAATCATCACGAAATTATGAAAAAGGCCATGAAGCAGGTGGTGATAAACAAGGTGGCCGGCCTGTCAAAAGAGTTCCCCGAACTTTTCCAGAAAATGGACCTTAAGTCGAAAAAGGAAGGCGATAAGATTCTATTTCCACAGGAGCGCGACCCGAATATCTTGATGGCTCGTGATGGCGCAGGAAAGCGAGTTCCGTATCTCGTCGATAAAGAATTAAAAAGGATAATCGACGAGGTTCTGACTCCTGAAATGCTTAATAATTTTGAGAAAATTCTGGTCGGATTCTCCAGATGGTTCACGAAGAGCACGACCGGCCTCTTCCCGCAGTTTGCAATCACGAATATCGTGCGTGACCAGATTACGGCGGTTTCTCAGACCGATGTAAATTACATTCCTCTTTACGACACGCTGAAACAATGGGGAAAAGCGCTCGCGAATAATGACAGCCAGGAGGCGAAATTCCTGACGGAGTATCTCGTCCTGGGCGGCGAGAGGCAGACCCTTCTTGGCTGGCAGGATTTGTCTCCTAATGAATTGAACGCTCTTTTGACCGGGGAACAAAACGCCCTTCAAAAAATTATTAAGCTGGCTGACGATGGGCTTTCCTTTTTATCCAAGCAGTCAGAAATCGCGACCCGGGCCTCCGAATACATTAAGGCTCGGAAGGCCGGGAAGGACCAGCTGGTCTCTTTAGAAATGGCCGGTAGAGTGAGTGCTCCTTTTCACCATTCCGGGCGGTATGGCCGCAGCGGATTCTTCCGGGTTTGGCAGCAAGCCGTTCCGTACCTGAAAGCCGCCTTCCAAGTTTTCGGAGAAGCCTCAAAGAGAGCCTCGGATAAAAAGACCGCGAAGCGTTGGTGGGCCATCACTGCCGGTTTGGCAGCGGCGTATATTGCCAGCCAGCAGCTCGTCTGGCGCGTGGCCTCTGAGGACCAGAAAAATCAATTCAAAGACATCACCCCGGAAGAAAAGTCGAATTTTATTTATTTCCCTCTTTTCGGAGGTCAAGGCTTGGGAAGAATCGCGACCTCTCCGCAGCTCTCGTTTTTGGGGAACCTTATCAATATGGCCATGCTGGAAGGGATGAGCGAAGGCAAGGCCCACTTCACAGCCGGCGAATACATCGGGGCCGCGACCGCGATGATTCCTACGCAGATGAACATTCTTCGGCCTTGGGAAATGCTGCTTTCCGTAATTCCTCAGTTTGGGCGCGTTCCTCTGGAAGTCATCTTTGAGAAAAAGACTTACCCGCGCGTCTACGACCTTATACCGCGCAATCTCCAGGACGAGGAGCCGAAAAATCAGTACACCGATTACACTTCCAAGCTGGCGAAGTGGCTTGGCGGAAAACTGAACCTGTCACCGATAAAGATTGACCACCTTTTGACCGGCTTTGCTGGCCGCGGAATAACGCAATTCACCGGGAAGGAATTTCAAAACCCGCTCGCGCGTGAGTACTACTTCAACACCGGGCGGACCGTTCAAAGATTTTGGACATTGAAGGACGAAAACGACAAGAAATTTAATTCCATAAAGGACCGACGCGACAATTTCACAAAAGAAGAAGAGGCGAAAATTATATTCCGCCACAAAACCGGAAAGCACATCCAGAAACTCCTGAAACTTTACCGCGAAACTAAAGACGAAGTCTCGCTCCGGGCGCAGCGGGAAAACATCATCAAAACAATCGAAGACGCAAAGTATTATTAAAGAGGAGGCTAATTGAAATGGATATGCACTTCACACTTGGAAATATAATCAGTCTCATCAGCATTATCATCGGCCTGATCGTCGGGTTTTGGAGGTTGAACGTCTCCCTTAAAGACGGCTTCAGCGCAAACATTAAATCCGTCGATGAAAAATTCCACATGGCGCTTGATACACACGTAAGAGAGGAAGAGGAAAAGCGGCGCCGAATGTATGATCGAATTGACGAGATTAAAAAAGACTCCGAAGTAAAATTTGTTTCAAAGGAACTGATAAACCTTATGCACGAAGGAACGGCAAGAAACCTCCTCAGCTTGGAAGCGAAGCTGGACAAATTAGTTACTGATTTCCGCGGCGATTTGAACGAAGTCAGGAAAGGGCAGAACGATTTGCGGGAAACGATTCTCAAATCTGCTTTACTCAGGCAGCTCAAGGAGACCACCGAATGAAAAAGCTGAATCAGCGCGGCGAAATCTTAATTGCGACAACGGCTCTTTTGATTATTGTCGGCGTGCTCGGCTTCGCGGTCGGCGCCAGCGGTATCCGGAAGTTCATCCCGGGCTTTCACGGCAACGAAAACAAGACGAAACAGGTCTCCGTCACCAAGACTGAATCCCGGCCAGTCTTTGTTCCCGGCCCAGATGGCAAGCCGGTCATCCTCCAGGTCACCAAGACAGAAACCTCAAACTCCCAGCTGTCTGAAGAGCAAAGCCTAAGCCTTTGGCAGCGGCTCGCCATATTGCCACGCCTGTGGCTGTTCTTGATGGTTTTGGGCCTCTTTTTCCCTCCAGTGGCCGGAATCATGGGAATTGTAAACCGAAGGCTCTGGAGCGAAACAAAGAAGATTGTGGGGGGCGTAGAAGAAAGCCTGCAAGCGCTCGAGACCACCCCGGAAGCCAAGACGAAAGTCCTTACCACCCTCTCCAAAAAGTACGACGGTTCCACGAAAGCGCTCGTCTCCAAAATCAAAAGGGAGCTCTAAAAATAATTCAAGAAAAACTTGAAAGGGGCGATCATTATGCTACAATCTGTAAAACAACTGTTAAACAAGGTTTGTGGAGGAAAGATGGAACGAAGAAAATGTGCCTACGAGAAATGCGGGAAGACCTTCACGGTCAAGTCTCGGCACTCTATCAGAAAATACTGCGATGACAAAACGTGCCGCGCAAATGTATTTATTTTGAGGAGAGCTGAGGAGCTGAACCGTGCCTCGCTGAAGGAAGCGAATAAGACTTTCCAAAAAGGGAAGAAGGCGATCGTGCCGGCGCTGATTTTTTTTCTCGCCGTTAACGGTTTATGTTTCGGAGAAATCTCTCGAGCCCAGGCGGTATCGGCAATCGTCGGAGAAGCTGAAAATTCCGGGATGAAAGGAATGATTGCTGTCGGCGAAGCGATCAGAAACCGCGGACACCTTCGCGGAGTTTACGGAACAAAATCTCCGAGACTGAAAGTAGCGTCTCCGGAAATAAAAGCTCAGGCCCGGAAGGCGTGGGATAAATCTCGCCGCTCGAACCTGACGAAAAAATCGACTGGCTGGGGAAGCTCCGAGGACGTCAAGAAGTGGAAGAAATCAGGGTACTGGTCGAAAGTTACTCCCACAGTCACCATCGGCGGAAATCATTTTTATAAGGAGAAAAAATGACGACACCTGACGCGAACGTCGAAGAAATATGCACGAAATGCGGGAAAGCAATCCTGGAGAATGAAGGCCGGTACCGGTTCGGCGGCGGAGCGAATGTCCAATGCTCACCGTGCGGAGACGACGCCAATGACCTCAAGACAGGAATTGTTTTATGAAACAGGGAGAAGCGATTCTGGCCCACCTTGAAAGCGGAAAGCCGATCACGAGCCTCGACGCAATCCGCCTCTACCGCTGCACCCGCCTTGCGGTCTGGATTCACCTCTTCAAAAAGAAGGGCATGACGTTCAAGAAAGAAATCGGTCGCAGCGTCGGACCGGACGGAGAAAAAAAGAGCTTCGCTATTTACACAAAAACAGGAAACAAACCCCAAGCCGAACAGGAATTTCAGTTCGCAAAAGAAAGGTACTTATGACGACGGACCTCGAAAAAGCAGCTTCACCAGCGGAAATGATACGGATTGCCGTGAGCTCAGGCGCAGACCTTGAAAAGCTCGCGAAGCTATTGGATTTACAGGAGCGGTGGGAAGCCAATGAAGCCCGGAAGGCTTACCACAAGGCCATGTCCGAATTTAAGTCAAATCCGATCAAAATCGAAAAGGACAAGAAGGTCAATTACAAAACAGACCGGGGTTCGGTGGCGTATTCTCATGCGACGCTTGCAAATGTCGTAGAGAAAATCACAATCGAACTCAGCAAGTACGGTCTTTCCGCTTCGTGGAAAACGAAACAGGAAGGGAAAATCAGCGTCACCTGCAAGATAACACACTCGCTCGGGCATAGCGAAGAGACGACCCTCCAGGCCGACGCCGATACCTCGGGCTCAAAAAATCAAATCCAGGCTCTCGGGAGCGCGATCACCTACCTCGAGCGGTACACGCTGCTCGCTGCTCTCGGCCTCGCAACATCGGACATGGACGACGATGGCGTTTCGGCGCCGGCGGAGCTCATTGACGAAAAAGAGCTTAGTTCGCTTCGAGACTGGATTGCTGATACCAGCACGGACGAGCTCAAATTTTTGGAATACCTCGCGGTCGACGCGCTCGAGAACCTTCCGAAAAAAGATTTTAAAAAAGCCCTTAACGCATTGGAAACAAAAAAAAGAAAAGGTGCAAAATGATTACGGTCGACGTAGAGCAGGGAAGTGAGGCGTGGTTTGCGGTCCGGTGCGGAATTCCAACGGCCTCCTGTTTTGACAAGCTCGTCACAAGCAAGGGGGAGCCTTCAAAACAGGCCGAGAAATACCTTTTCCAGCTAGCTGGGGAGAGAGTGACAGGCAAACCGGAAGAGGGCTTTAAAAACGATTTTATGCAACGCGGAAACGACCGTGAGCAGGAAGCCAGAAACTTCTATACCGTTGTGACCGACAGCCCGATTCAAAAGGTCGGCGTGTGTTTCCCTGACGAGAAGAGAAAATACGCCTGCAGCCCGGATGGTCTCGTCGGTTCGGATGGCGGCATTGAAATCAAATGCCCTTCGATGGCGGTCCATGTCGGGTATCTTCTCGCCGGAAAAATGCCTGTTGAATACTTCCAGCAGGTCCAGGGGAGCCTTCTCGTTACCGGGCGGAAGTGGTGGGATTTTGTCAGTTATTATCCCGGAATCAAGCCTGTGATTATCAGGATACATCGCGACGAGTCTTTCCTCAAAGCCCTCACAATCGAGCTCGAAGTCTTTTCAAAAAACCTCGAAGAAATAACTCTCAAAATACGGTAAGGAGTACGACCATGGAAGAAAGCAAAAGCACCGCTCTGATAGAAATAGTCAAGGAAAGCAAGCTCGAGGCGACCAAGGCTCAATATATTCTGGATAATTTTCAGGATTATTTCCAGATCGCCGCGGAATGGGAAGCCAAGGCGAAGACGCTTGTGGTCACGCGCGAAGACCAGGAAGCAGAAATGCAGATGGCAAGGACCGGGCGTCTCTTCCTTCGGGAGAAAAGAATCGCGATTGAAAACTCCCGGAAAAAACTCAAGGAAGAATCTCTCCGGGAAGGCAAGGCCATCGACGGAATTGCCAATGTGCTCAAGGCTTTAATCGTTCCGATTGAAGAGTATCTCGATAAGCAGGAGCATTTTGTCGAACTCATCAAGGAAAAAAAAGACGCTGAGCACCGGGCCGAGATTGAGAGACGCATGGAAGAAGAGCGGATTGCCAAGGAAAAGGCCGAGGCTGAAGAGCGCGAAAAAATCAGGCTGGATAATGAACGCCTGAAAAAAGAGGCCGTGGAGAAAGACCGGCTGGCGGCTGAGGAGCGGAAAAAGCAGGACGCGATTCTTGCAGAAGAACGCGCGAAGTCAGAGGCCGAGCGGAAGCGCCAGGATGAAATTCTCGCCGCCGAACGGAAGAAGGCTGACGAGGAACGTAAAAAGCAAGACGCTGTCCTCGAGGAAGAGCGTCAAAAAGCCGCTGCAGAAAAAAAAGCGGCTGAAGATAAGGCTCGCACCGAAAAAGAGAAGGCCGAGGCCGAGCGGAAAAAGGCCGATGAAGAAGCACGGAAGAAACTCGAGGCGGAACAGGCCGAGAAGAAACGGCTCGAGGAGCTCCTCAAAAATCAAGTGGAATGTCCAAACTGCAAAGTGAAGTTTCAGCTCGAAAGGAAGGCGTAAGACCATGGCGAAAAAATATCTTTGTATCGGTCAAGAATACGAATCCAACGGCGAAAAAAAGATGAATTGGCAACGGCTCGGGGAAATGTTTGAGGGGAAAAACGGGAAGCAATACGTGAAGCTCTACCATATTCCAGGCGCCCTGATTCATGTTTTCGAGGACAACAAGGACGCGAAAAAAGAAGCAGAACCGGACATAGCCTTCTAATGCCGACCGTGATCGGGAAGGTTTTAAAAGCAGGGCTGAAAGATGGGCATTTTGCCTGTCTTTTGGCCCTGAATGGGCAGTCGCCGAAGGCTGGCGAATCGGTCAAGCTGAAGTGGGGTAGTAACCGGACCCTCCCACAAAATGCCCTCTACTGGAAATATCTGACGTGGCTGATTAACGACGCCGGCCTGAAAGAAAAGGGTCATTTCTCACCCGACGCGCTGCACATGGACATGAAAGCGCATTTCCTCTCGGAGAAGATATTTTCAAAAGGGCGCTTTCTGGCCATCGAGGAAGGCACGACGACCATCTTGAACAAAATGGAGTTCGGCGAATACTTTGACAAGGTGGACGAGTTTATGAAAGATTTTTTCGAAATTGATACGGCGCCGTTCTGGAAAGAGTACCGGGAAAAGTATGGAGCCTGACAAAATTATCAGAAAAAACTTGACACCGAAAGCAGGCTGACTATTATGCGTCAATGCGCGAGTTTTGCTGTAGACAGTTTTCCACAGACCAAGTTTGAATTTCAAACGCTCGGCCTCTGTCTCTGTTTGCACTGGGCTCGCGCAACGACCCTCCAAATAAGAGGTCGGGCGTTTTCTTCTCTCGTTGTTTCGCCTGAAAAATCAATGACCGGTACGAACCGGAAAAAAAGTTCCGACCTCCGCCTTGCGGTGAATCAACACCAAACGAAACGCGAAAGCGTGGACCCCCGGCGGCTCTTGAAGTGTCGAGAGATAAATGGGCATGAGATTACAGGCTTGAGACTTTCGGGTTCTATCCCCGACCTGCCGCGTTGCCTCCTACGTAGTGGATGGCCCAATAAAAGCGAAGAGTTTTTCCCCGAAGAATCCCTCGGTTTTTTTAAAGAGATTGAGGCAAGAGATTGCCTGCCTTCTCAGGGGGGTGGGGTCTGTCTATGAAGATTGAAGCGTGGTTTGATGGCTGTTGTGAGCCCAAGAACCCGGGCGGGTATGCAGGTTACGGAGCGGTAATTCTAGTTGATGGTGTTCGCGTATGGGAACACAGCGGATTTATCGACCAAGCCCCGACGACGTCGAACAACGTGGCCGAGTATTCTGGTTTTTTGGCAATCTTGGAATACTTGAAAGCGAAAGGGCTTCAGAATAAACCGATTTTAGTGCGCGGAGATTCGCGCCTTGTGCTGTACCAAATGTTCGAAGACCCTGAAATTAAAAGGCCGTGGAAGATGAAGGGCGGGTTTTACCTTCCGTATGCAAGAAAAGCTCAAAAGCTCCTCTTGGGATTCAAAAGAATAAAATGCGAGTGGATTCCGAGGGAAGAAAATTCGCTTGCGGACGAGCTCTCAAAAGCCGAACTTATCAAGCGGAAAGTTAATTTTAAAATTCAGCCATTATGACGACGGACGCTCAAGAAAAAGTACGGAAGCTCTTGAATTACATCGGCTGGGTCGAAGAGTGCCGCGGCTGTAAGAAGATGGTCTATTGGGTGCTCGGGAAGAAGAGTATGCGGACCAGCGTGGACCCGGACGGACAATTTCACATTAACACGTGCAGCGTTTCGCCAAGACGGAAGCCGAAACAATGAGCAGAAAGACCAGCCTGAGAAAAAAACTCATCAGAATTTTTAACGAATTTATCCGCCTCCGCGATTCAAAGCTCGCCTGTATTTCTTGCCGTACACGCCCGGTCCAGCAAGCTGGCCACTTCCACTCAACAGGAAAATGTCCACAGCCGGCCATGCGTTTCAACGAAGAAAACGTGAACGGTCAATGCGTCTATTGTAATTACACGCTCGGCGGGAATCCGGACGGTTACAAAAAAGGAATCGTCGAAAAATACGGCAAAGGTATCATCCGGAAGCTGGATATTAAACGGTCAGTTAGTCAAAATCCTTGGACGGATTTCGAGTACGTCACGATGATCGGGGTTTATAAAAAAAAGCTGGATTACTTGAAATTTATTTCTGAATGAAAGTTTTTAGTTTGTTCAGTGGGGGGGGGCTCGGAGACTTCGGTTTAGAAAAAGCCGGGATGGAAGTCGCCGGCCAGTGTGAAATTGATGAGTATTGCCAGAAAATTTTAAATTTACGGTGGCCAGATGTTCCAAAGTGGAGGGACATAAAAAATGTCACAGGAAAAGAAGTGTTTGAAAAATGTGGAAGAATTGACCTTGTTTCCGGCGGATTTCCTTGCCAGCCTCACAGTGTTGCCGGGAAGCGAAAATGATTGCTATTAGTTTAGGGGCCGGTGTCCAGTCTTCCGCGATGGCGCTCATGGCCGCTAAAGGAGAAATAACGCCGATGCCAGAGGTTGCTGTATTTGCGGACACGCAGGCAGAGCCAGCGGAGGTTTATCGTTGGCTTGACTGGCTTGAAAAACAGCTTCCGTTTCCAGTGCAACGCGTCACGAAAGGAAATCTGACCGAAGATGCTGTACGCCTTAGGACAAGTAAGAAGGGAAATTTTTACACAAAGCATGCCGTTCCCGCGTTCATTAAGGATTTAGATGGCCGAGTTGGACTTGCAATGCGGCAATGCACCACCGATCACAAAATTGAAGTTATTTACCGAGAGTTTAACAGGTTGAGAAAAAAAGAAATAGTAGAGCAATGGATCGGTATTTCGTATGACGAGGTTTCGAGAATGAAGCCAGCCAGGAAAAAATGGGTCAATAACCGCTGGCCGCTCGTTGAGTCGCGAATGACGAGAAATGCTTGCCTTGAATGGATGCAGAGAAACGGCTATCCAAAACCGCCGCGATCCGCTTGCGTATTCTGCCCATATCACAATGACGCAGAGTGGCGAAGATTAAAAACCGAAGATGCTGGAAGTTTTGTGGCGGCAGTTAAATTTGAAAAAGATTACCAGAAAGCATTAAGCCAAGTGAGCGGCTTTCGAGGGACGCCGTATCTCCACCGTAGCTGTGTTCCACTTAGCGAGGTTGATTTTAGACCAAAAGACGAAAAGATTGGTCAGCTCAATTTGTTCCAAAACGAATGTGAAGGGATGTGTGGGGTATGAACTGTAAAACCTGCAACAATCCAATAATCGGCCCGAATTTCAGAACACAGAAATACTGCAATTCAAATTTTTTTTACGTAGAACTTTAATCAGCAATATAAACGCCGTGAGTATAGAAATAATTTCTTTTAAGCTGTTCAACAAGTCGGGAAAGCTCAAGGGCGCGATTGTGAAGCTCCTCGTGATACTGCCTGAGATTTGTGAACATTTTTTCGTTCCTTTCGGCGTTCAAGCCTTACCTAGTTTTAGATTGATGAATTATGCGAAGATTTAAAAATAAAAACAATAGGGTAAACCCCTATCAGGCTAGACACTACAAATGAGCCCTGCCAGCGAAGTCTTTGAATCTCAAGAGTGCCGGCATACCTTCGAGGGCTCCGCGTGTAATTGCTGCGGGATAACCCGGGAGCAGATTGCCGCTGGGTATCGTGGTTACGTCGCGAATGGAAACGCATTTGTTGTCCGGAAACCGACGCGCGAAGTTAAAAAAGACCTGCTCGGTGTTGACTTTGATTTTGGAGCTCCGATTCCTACTTTGAAGAGCCGGCTGAAGAAAGTGAACCCGATGGTCGTGAAGTACGGACCCGGGCCGGTCTCGCGGCGCTGTAAGCATTGTTTTTATCTGGATAAGTTTTCACCCGGAGCGCGGAGTTTTTGGAAGTGCGAAGCGCGTGGCATTACGCGCAGCTCGGCGACGGACCACCGGGCGAATTGGGAAACGTGCTCAATTTACAAAGGAGAGAAAATGCGACATGAATTAAAAATATGGCCTGACTTCTTTTTTGCGGTTGAAGAAGGCGTCAAGAATTTTGAAATCCGTAAGAACGACCGGGATTTTAAAGTCGGCGATGAAGTGCTGCTGATGGAGTACGACCCGGAAAGTAAGGTTTTTTTCGGCGGGGAAATCCTCGGAGAAATCACCTACGTTACGGACTTCATGCAGCCACAGGGGTACGTGGTTTTTCAATGGAAGCGGATAAAAAAGCACCACCAGCGAAAGGGCAAATAATGTCGCACAAACGAGCGAAAAAAATCAGGCAGTTTTTCCGGAAACAGGCTGAAGTCGTTTCCATGAATGTGAAATTGGAGACTGAGAAACTTCTCAAGGAAAGGATTGCCTCCGTGGACCGGCGAGTAGAGGAACTCTACAAGCAGCACATCAAGCCGAAGCCGAAATACTGCCCGAACTGGCTCTGGAATATCGGGCGAGCAATTTACATAACCGAAAAACCGTTGGAGGTGAAAAGTGGGGATTCTCAAGGACCGAAAGGAATTAAAGAAGCCGAAGTTCAGCAAGGAGGGCCGGGAACGCCGGCTGCAGAAGTTCCAGGAGAAGCTGTCTAAAAGCTGGAAGGGAATCCTCCAGGCTCTTTACGCTCCACCGACGACGAAAGTTTTTAATCAGGGCGGAGGGAATGCGTTCGGAAACGGTCCGCGGATACCCGCCGGCTACGATCAGGGCGAGACTTCGCGCGAGCGGATTTTATTCAACGATCACAAATCGGCAAATCAAGAAAATCGAAAGAGAGGCGGATTATGAAATTTGAAATAAAAAGTTTCTGGTCAGGAAAAATTTTATTTGAGTGCGAAGCTGGGTCTTTAAAGCTGGCGCTGGAGGCCGCTGTTAGCACAGGCGCGGACCTCACAGGCGCGTACCTCAAAGGCGCGTATCTCACAGGCGCGGACCTCACAGGCGCGTACCTCAAAGGCGCGGACCTCAAAGGCGCGGACCTGGAGCCGATTAAATACGATCTTTGGGCCGTGCTTTGTTGCGCCCCAGCAGAAGCCTCTGGTTTGCGTCAAGCGCTTGTGGAAGGTCGCGTGAACGGTTCGACGTACGAAGGAGAATGCGCTTGTCTGGTTGGAACGATTGCGAACGTGAAACATTGTTCGTACGATCAGGTTCCAAATTTAAAACCGAACTCTGACCGCCCGATTGAGCGTTTTTTTATGGGAATTAAAACAGGAGACACTCCCGAAAAAAGTCAATTCTCAAAATTCGCGGTGGAATGGATTGACGAGTGGGTGAAAAATCTGTCACAAGCGTTTGAACTCAAGGAGATAAAATGAATGAATCGAAAGACGAAAGGCACCAATGCCTGGAATGTCTCACGATTCACGCGACCCCTGAGCTCGCTATGGAGTGTTGTGACCCGCCTGACCCGGAGCCTATCGACTGGATTTCGTTCGGGTTCAAGGCTGGCTTCTGGCTCCTCTTCGCGTTTCTCGTCTGGCATTTCTTCGCGAACCGCTGACATGAATTTTGAGGACTACTGGACCCTGCTGAACGCGAAGAGACCGATACCGTTCAAAGGGAAGATAGTGATGACCGCCGAGCAGTTTAAGGCGATTTTAAAGCAGACTTGGGAACGAGCAGACCGGCAGAGGAGTGTGTTTGATAAGGTTTTTGGAAAAGATAGATTTTAAAGGAGGTTTTATGCTTCAAATCGTAATTGAAAAAGGACGAAGCGGGAAGTGGTTCTGGAAGCTGAAGGCCCGGAACGGAGAGACGCTGGCGCACAGCGAGGTTTACAGTAGTCGTGCGAAGGCTTTTAAAACTGCTGAAATGGTGGCCGGCCCAGATAAGATTTCGGTCATTTTAAAGGAGAAGCCATGTCGGAAGAATTGAAAAAGGAAGTCGAAGAGCTCCGGTCGAGTTTTGCCCTCGCCAGCGATAAATTCAAAGCGGCGGAAGAAAAGCTGGACGTCGCGCTGAAGCAGCTCGCCCAGCTCCAGAAGGTTACCAGCCAGCTATTGGGCCATATTCATTTACCGAACGGAAAGGTCGGAATTGAAATTTAAAATATCTGGAAAATTGAGAGGCGTCTGTGTCTTTGTGGCGCCGCTTAAAAATGTCGAGAGCATTACTTACAAAGGCAAAACGCTGTACGAACGAAAAAAAAGGAGAAAGACCCATGCCAGAAAACAACGGTAAGCAGCCAAAGAACGTGTCAGTCAAAAAACAGCTGGACTATTTCCAGGCTCTCGTAAAGGAAGACGGAAAAGGGGCGGACGCCTTTCTTGCGACAATTCACACCCTGAAAGAAGGCAAGATTTTACACCGCATTGAAATCAGCGCCGGGTTTCATCCGGAAGACTTCCAGGTAGTGACGGACGCAATCGACGAAGCAATCGAAGGAAACATGAAGCGGTCGGCTTCCGGAAAAAGCAGAAGTGAGGCGTAATCATGGAAAAGAACGCAGTAAGTCGAATTTTGGGAGAACTGGCCGGTGAGGCGTCATTATGCTGGGACCCGAGACCGGAAGGTGAGTTTGATTCTTCCCAGGCGTCGAAGTTTGTCGATGAGGCGGTCGATAAGGTTTTGCTGCAAGACGTCGAGCTGACGCAAGCTGTCGCGGAGAAAGTCATCGCCCTTGAGAACGAAATCTCGCGCTTGAAGAAATTTCTGGACTGGCTTTTCGGCGAAGTCTTTGACGGAAGCCCGGACGGTGGAGACATTCAGGACCAAGCGGAAGAAATGGGAATCCTCGTCAAAGTTAAATTGCCACAGGAGGAAATCGACGCGGACCCGGAAAAGTACGAGAGCTTCCTCGAGTACGAAACCGACGAGCTTCTGTATCCGTACTGGAATGAGGTCGCGCAGCGAAAGGCGGGGCAGCCATGATAGAACAAGCGCACCGCGACATAATCAAAAAGTCTCAGGAACTTATCAGAAAATCAGACGAGCAAATGAATAAATGGAGGGGGATGCCCGGGAGCGTTGAAACACGCCAAGAAAGGAAAGAAAATGAGAGAGATTAAATTCAGGGCGTGGCATAAAAATCTATGCGACGATTGACCCGCTCTGGAAGGCCCGGGGAATGAAGCGCGGCGTCGTTTACGCAAAACTGAAAGAGGCTCTCGGCAAGGACGTCCATGTAGGAGAATCGGATATTGAAATGTGCCAGCGAATCATCGAAACCGGAAAAAAAATATGGTCATCGGAGAGCGCTTCCCTTACAATGCCGGCAGGGCAATCCTGACAATTCCTGTTTACAAAACCCTGCAAGAAGAACAGAATGGAGCACAAATGATCGGAACCGTCAAGTGGTTTGATGCAAAGAAGGGTTACGGCTTTATCTCGCCAAATTCAGGCGGTAAAGACGTTTTCGTGCATCACACAGCAATCGACATGAAAGGCTACCGGACCCTCGCCGAAGGCCAGCAAGTCGAGTTTGAAGAAGTTAGCGGAAAGCAAGGACCACAAGCCGCAAACGTGGTACCTGTGAGCGCTGAGAACGTGGACGCCGTAAGTGGAAAGTCGAAAGATAAACCCACTTCACGGAGTTCCGCGGATGACAGAGCAAAAAGCTCCTAAAACTCCTCGAAAAGTAAACGCTCGCCAGCAACTCTACAAAAAAAATCTCATTCTCGGAATGAGCAAGTATGCCGCGGCTCGTGCTGCCGGCTACTCGCACAATACCGCCGTTGCAGCCAAGCAAAACATTGAGAATCGCTTAGATATGGCGCATTGGCTTGAGGCGTCCGGGATTACGGATAAGGCCCTGGCCAATACAATCAGCGAAGGGTTGGCTGCAGATAAGATCGTCCCGCTCGGGGAAGGCGAAAGCGAAACAGCCCCTGACTGGCAGACCCGCCACCGCTTTGTAGAGACAGCCCTCAAACTCAAAGGCCAGCTCAAGCCAGAAGAAGGCAAAGGCAACGGCCCTCTTACCCTCCTCCAGATATTCGCCCCGGTTCGCAAGAAAGAAGCCGAGGAGCTCGCTAAGGGGAAAAGCCAAGCCGAAGTTCTCTTCCGTCCCGAGTTCATAAAAATGATTCGAGACAAGGCGAGCCATGGTCCAAGCAACTGACCAAGCCCCGATAATTGCCGCGCGTGAGGAAAAGCTCCAGGCGTGGCGCGAAGACCCTGTCCTTTATTTTGAGCAGCGCCTTGGCATTTCTCCCGACCGGATGGATGAGCATGAAAAAGCCATGCTTCGCGCTCTCCCGGAAGCAATCCTTCAAAAAAAACCGATTGTCGTCACTTCAGCCAACGCCATGGGGAAAGACTGGACGATTTCAGGTCGCGCTTCTCTCTGGTTCTTCGAGTGTTTCGGACCCTGCAAGGTGATTATGACCGCCACCGGCGAGCGCCAAGTCCTGGACGTGATGTGGAGCGAAATGAAAGCGGCGTACAACTCCCGGCCAGACCTCGATGAAATGGGGAAAATGGTGTCGGGCAAGCTGGAGGCCGGCGACAACTGGTTCATTTCAGCCTTTACGACCCGCGAGCAGAAAGACCAGCCCGGGAAGTTCCAGGGCGCACACAGTCCGCGCCTCATGGTCATCGTCTCCGAAGCTCAGGGCGTTGAGGACATCATCTTCGAACAGATTGAATCTCTGACGATGGCTGATGTCTGCCTCGCAATTTACCTCGGGAATCCGCTTACGAACGTCGGGCGGTTCGCGAAAATGATCGACGACCCGGAAAATAATATCATCATCCGTTTAAACGCTTACGACTGCGTGAACGTGAAAGAAAAGAAAGTCATCCTGCCCGGGCTCGTTACCTGGGATTGGGTGCAGGACAAAGAGAAGCGCTGGAACGCGGACGGTTCAGGCCGTGACCCGCGGTATATGGCTCGCGTGCTCGGGCTCAAGCCGACCAGTTCAATCAATTCCGTCATTTCGAAAGACCTCTATACCCGCTGCGTGCGCCGGCCTCTGTCATGGTGGAGCGACCGGCGCGGTTCGATTGGCGTTGACCCGGCCTTGACCGGCGTCGACGACATGGTGCTCTACGCTATGGAATCCGGAAAGTTTCTGGACAAACTCGTCATCCCCAACTGCGAGGCCCCGGAAGCGTGCGCGAAGATCGCGGCCTTCCAGAAGAAGAATTTCCCCGAGGACATTTGCACGGTCACGATTGACTGCGATGGCCTAGGTGCGCCTATCGCTCAGTTCTACCGCAAGATGAAGCCGAATACGGTCGAGCTCATCGAATTCAAGGGCTCATGCTCCGACCACAAGGTAATCGGCGAGGAATACCTGAATCACCGGTCTGAGGCTTCTTTTTACGCGAAACAGCGTATGTTGGACGGTCATATCAGCCTTCCTGAAGACGAACAATGCGAAGAGGAAGCCACGACCGAACTCTATTTCACGAACCGCAAGAATGGCCGGCTGCAGATTGAGGACAAAGTAGACATTAAGTCAAGGCTGGGCCGGTCTCCGAATACCTGGGACGCGGCCAAGCTCGCAATATGGGGCTTCAAAACGGCCAAAGCAATCAAACGCAAGGACAGCTGGCGAGCTGACGCGAACGGCGGGTCCAGTATCGTACCCGATGGCGCAACGTCATTCATGGGAGCGTAAATGAAAAAGCGAAAAAAGAATCTCGTCCCGCCACCGTCTGAAGAAGACGAAAAGAAGCCCGAAGAATATTTGGAAGAAGAGACTGCTACCACGGCCACGCTTGACCCCGAAGAATACACAGGTGTCAAAAAGGAAGGCAAATCCGAAGAGGAAAAGGCCGCTGCAGTTCTCGATGACCTGAAGACCCAGCTGGACGACGATTTCAAACTCGGCTGGACCGCTCAGACACAATCCGCTGAAGTGATGAAGGAAGACATCAATTTCTACAGTGGGAATCAATGGACGGACGAGGAACGCGCGAAGCTGGAAGGCCAGGGGCGCCCGGTTCTGACGTTCAACAAAATCAAGCCGATCATCAAGCTGCTGACCGGCCATATGCTGCAGAACTCCGCTCGGCTCCAAGTATCTCCGGAAGGCGGGGAAGACCAGAAATTTTCCGAAGTCATGGACAAGATGGTCGACCACATTGACGAGGTTAGCCAGCTCGAGTTCCACATGGGCTATCTCTTCGCCGGCGGGGAAAAGGCTGGCCGAAGCTGGATTGAGTTTCACCAGGATTATTCAAACGACCCGATTTTCGGGGAGATGAAGTCCATTTATCACGGCCCTTTTAAAATTATTCCGGACCCGCGCGGGACCGCGTACGACCTGTCCGACCGCCAGTTTTGCTTCAAGATCGTCCATAAGACGAAGAGCGAACTCAAAGAGCTCTACCCGGAGAAGGCGGAAGTTATCGAGGCCATGGGGCCAGATGACGAAGACCCGACCCTTGGGATTGCCTCACCAGTTGAAGGCGACGCGAATAATTACGGAAACGACAAAGGCAAGAAGAAGACCGGCTTGAACGCTTCCACAGCGCCCGGGAATGAGACCGACGACCAGCGCCAGTATACCGTCAAGGAATACTGGTACCTGAAACGTGAGGACCGCTTTTTTGTCTATTTCGTGAACAAAGGCGATATGCCGAAGTTTAAAACCGAAGACGAGGCCAAAGCTGAAATAGAAAAGCGCAAGGCCAAGTTTCTCGCGGATGGCGGCCAGGAGCCTGACTGGAAGACGATCATGCGGAAGCGCAAGGTCCGGGTCATGTGTGTCGCGATTAAGGTGGCCGGCGAGATTCTGACGCAAGGGCTCTCGCCTTTTGAGCCGTATTACAGCGGATTTCCATTCTTCCAGTTTATCGCTGACTGGAATCCGGAAGCAGACAAAGAAGAGGACAAATTCTGCGGAATTGTACGTTCTCTCAAAGACCCGCAGCGCGAGAAGAACAAGGCCAGGTCTCAGTTCCTCCACATTCTCGGCACGGCTGCGAACTCTGGCTGGATTGGCGACGATGACGCGCTGACGGACCCACAGTGGAATGAGCTGAAGAATTTCGGCTCAACGCCGGGTATTGCCCTCCGGAAAAAGAAGGGGTCCGCGCTGGACCGTATTCAGCCGGTCGCTCCGGACCTTGCGAATCAAGTCCGCGAGAAGGCGGCGAACGACGATTTTAAAGAGGTCTCAGGCGTGAACTCCGACCTTCTTGCCGTGGACCAGAGCTCGAATCCTTCAGGCAAGGCCATCGCGCTCCGTATCCGTCAGGCAATTACCATTCTCGAGACCGATTTCCGGAACTTCCGGTACACGAAGAAGCTGATCGGCCAGTTCCTTTTCAAGGTTATCCCGACACTTTTCGACGTCGCGAAGATGAAAAAGGTTCTCGGTGAAAACTTCCTGAGAAAAGCGCAAGTCTCAGACGTCGACCTCCGAACATTTCTCGTTCTGATCGAGGACGGCAAATACAACGTCCGGATTGCAGAGCAGGGCAACACCAAGACCATGCGCGAAGAAACCTTTGAAGACCTGATGGAAATGGTGAAGTCAGGTATGCCGATTCCGTTCGATGTGATGGCCGATTTTATGACCTTTCCGAACAAGACTGAAGTCCTGGATAAAGTCAGACAGTTTCAAGAGCAGCAGCAGGCCGCCGCGATTGCAGCCGCTCAAACAAAAGGTACCAATGGCGCGGCGAGTAAAACTCCGCCGATGAGGCGATAACCCAGCAAGGAGTAATCCCATGCCTGTCAAAGCTGAAGAAGTCGAAGCCAAAATTCAAAAAGGCGAAACGCTTTCAAAAGAAGAAGAGAAATTTGTCAAGTCAACACCAAAATCCTCCGACCCCTCCGCTCCGGTGGTCGAAGAGGAAGAAGAAGCGGAAATTCCTGACGATGACGCCCCTTCGGGTATCAAAAAGGAAAAGTCCGCAGAAGAAGAGAGCGAACCCGGGAAGCCAGCCGCGCCCGAAAAAAAAGCAGCTGACGAAGCGGAGGAATCCCCCTCCGAAAAAAAGGAAGCCAAAGCAGCAGATGGCAAGTCGCCTGAAAAGGACGAGATAACTGCTGAAGTCCGCAAGAAACTCGAGAAGGAACTCGAGAAGCCTGAAGGCCACGAAGACCTTTCCGGGTACTCGCCCAAGGAAGTCGGGCTATTTTTTGACCTGAGAAAGCAACGCGCTCGCGCTCAACGTGCAGAAGAAGAGAACGAGCTCCTGAAGTTCGAGAGAATGCAGGGTCAACTCAAAGAGAAAGAAAAACCGGCTGAAAAGCTGGCTCAAGAGGAAGACCCTTTCGCCGGTCGTGACGACGATGACATTTTGACCGTAGCTGACGTCAAGAAACTGCTCGGCGCAAGGAAAGAAGCGCCGGCAGCCAAAGGTGATGGTGAAATCACCACTATGACTCAGCTGCTTATCCAGAATCAGAAACTGGAAGCCCGGATTACCCTGAAAGAAAAGGGCATTTCAGACATGGATGAAGTCATCGACTACGCCCAGGACATTCTCGGAGGAGACCCGGACGCAAAGGAATACCTGACCCGGGTGGCGGCGAAAAAAGGAAACGTGGTCCTCGCGACGTACAACCTCATCAAGGCGTCGCCGAAATGGCCTGACGTCGAGAAGGCGGTACGGACCGCAAAAGGCGAAAAGATTCCAGCGGAGAATCAGGAAAGAGCTCGCAAGCTGGAAGAAAACGAAAAGAAGGTGCGGACGACAGGCGCCGGCGGTGGTGGAGCGACGAACTCTGACGAATACACAGTCGGGGAAATTCTCTCCATGTCGACGGATGATTTCGGGAAACTCCCGAAGGCCAAGCGTCGCGCCATCATGGAAAAATATGGTAGTACGCCAAACCGGAGCGTTTAAAACCGCTCTAAAACAGGGGGATTAACATGAATACCGCTACGATTGCTGGCAATCAGGCCCAGCTCTGGTACAAGGATTTGTTTGCGGACGTTCCCACGATCTTGTTTTTTGACAAGTTCATGGGCGAAGGTCCGAACAATCCGATTCAGATCGTTCGCGATTTGAAGAAAGGCCCGGGAGATAAAATTACATTCCCGCTTACGACGAAATTAAGCGGCGACGGAATCGTCGGAGACGCCGAAGCGGAAGGCAACGAGGAAGAAATTCTCTCGTTCAGCTTTTCGATGTACATCGACCAGCTCCGCGAGCCGGTCCGCTTAAAAGGCAAAATGGACGAACGGAAGGCCGCGTACAACTTGCGGACTGACGCGAAAGAGAAGCTGAAAATCTGGTGGGCTGAGCGTATTGACCGCGAGATTATTTACAAACTCACCGGTCAGACAGATAAGACTTTTGCGAATACGCCGACGGCAGCGTCGAGCGCTCGTAAAATTTTCGCTGGTGGTCAATCAGCTGAAAGCGGTCTTACTGCCGGCATGAAGTTTGACACGAAAGTGATTGACGCGGCGAAGCAGAAGGCGCTTCTCGCCAGCCCCAAAATCCGCCCGATTCGCATGGCGGATAAGGCGTTCAAAGGCGAGGAGATGTACGTCATCCTCGTCCATCCGTACCAAGCCACCGACCTCCGGAATGACCCGGTCTGGAATCAGGCTCAGCGTGACGCAAACGTCCGCGGTTCTGATAACCCGATTCTTTCGGGCGCTCTCGGCGTTTACAACGGCTGCATTATCCACCAGCACGAGCTCATGTATACCGGAACGGATGGCGCTGCCTCCGCTGCCACAGCTCGCGCGATTCTGATGGGTCAGCAAGCCGGTGTTTTCGCAGAAGGCCAAGACCTGGAATGGGTCGAGAAGTCTTTTGACTTCGGGAATAAGTGGGCTATTTGTGCTGGCCGTATTTTTGGCGTCCAGAAGCCGGTCTTCAATTCTGAGGACTACGGAATCATCACGATTTCGACCGCGGCAGCCGCTGCTTCCACGGCGTAAGCTGATTTGAGTTCGGGGGGCGGGGGATGAACCCCTGCCCCTCTTCCTCTTTCAGAAATATAAACTTAAACCCAAAGGAGATTCACAATGGCTGCATTAACACCCACGAACGTCATCGGAAGCCGTGGTAAGTCCACGGAATTTGGAGGCGATTACAAGCTCCAGGTTTTGACCGTTGTTCCTACCAGCGCCTCTGATACTGTGACTCTTGTCCGGGCAACTGACAAGATTACGGAAATCCTCGGCGTGTTTCCCACGATTGTCACCGGGCAAGACGCGGCATTGACAGGGGTCCACGCGACCTTTTCAGGGCTGGTCATTACCCTTACGACAGTCGGCCAGGATGGCGCTGCTGCCACGGATTGGACCAGCGCGGTTATACGCCTTCTCGTAATCGGACGGTAAGTCTCAAACCAAGATAGGGAAGGTTAGGGAAACCTAGCCTTCCCTATTCTTACAAATACAGGAGTGAGCTTATGGCATTTCGGCGTTTTAAATCCCTGCAAGACCGTGGGCAGTATCAGGTCGATTTTGTGTACGCCCTCGAACAGTGCGTTAAATCAATCAACGGCGTTTGCGCGAAGCTGGACCTCGACGGTGGCGTCGCGGATACCAATTACGCCAGCCTTTGGGCGATTACGGAAGACATCGGGACGGATTACTCCGATGTTGTTGACCCGATAGGATTCAATTTCGTCCACTTTTACGACCGGGTGAGATTGCTTTTCCTCGCGCTAAATGGAATCCTGGACAAACTGGCCGCGGATGGAACGGTAAACGGTACGACTGCGTTTACTGACCTGAAAATCGCGACCACAGCCGTTTTCGCCCCGGGTGAAGCCGGCTCTCGCGTTAAGCGGCTCGGCTGGTATCCGGCGGATATGGCTGAGTTTTTCGATACGTTCATGGAAAACTGGTCCGCGGCGCTCAAAGTTCTGGACGCTGACAGCGGAGTGACCGGAACGAATTATTCAAGTCTTTGGGTTCCGGAAGACGTCGCGAAAAGCTCGAGTTCTTCCAGTTCCTCTTCGAGTCTTTCATCGTCTTCGAGCTCTTCGAGCTCCAGCTCCTCCAGTTCGAGTTCGAGCAGTTCTTCGCTTTCGAGCTCGTCCAGTTCTTCCAGCTCTTCGAGTTCTTCCAGCTCTTCAAGCTCGAGCCTTTCGAGTTCGAGTTCCTCCTCATCCAGCTCGTCTCTTTCTTCGTCGAGCTCAAGCTCCAGCAGCAGCAGTTCGTCTTCGAGCAGTTCTTCCAGCTCGTCGTCGTCCAGCAGCTCGCAGAGCGCATAAGGGGGGTGACATATGGCTGGCAGACCTCAAGGAGTTAAATCGTTCGTCAACACAGATTCACAGGACGCGCTTGTTGCCACGTTTCCCAACGGCGGCAATCTTTATTCGGTGAATATCTCCTGGCACGGTCAGACGATCGGCGACCGCGTAGTAATTTATGACGCGGTCACGAACGACAACACAAAGCCGAAACTTTTTGACTTTGTGATTCCGACCGCTGCTGGAAGTTTTCCCGCCGCCCTGCCGTCAGTTGGAAAGACAGCCGAACGAGGGCTTTTTCTGAACCCGCAGCTCTCGGATAACACGACCGGGAAGTTCAAAATCGCCATCGGGTACGACGGACATTAACAAAACCGAAACTGCCTGGGGGCTTCGGCCCCTGGGCGTTTCAACGAAAGGAACGCTGAAATGACGCAATCTTTCCAGTACGACGCCGATTATTTTTACAATATGCTGAGAATGTATTCGCCCACCGCGAAGCAAATTTGCGACGCTCGATGGGCTTTTGTTGCTCAGGCCGGCGCCAAGACGGTCCTCGATTACGGCTCAGGCTGCGGATTCTTCAAAGCCTTCGCGCCGGCTGATGTGGCGGTAGACACCTTCGACCTGATGAAAGTTCCTCAGACTGGCGTTCGCGCGTACAAATACGACCTCGTGACTTTGTGGGATGTCCTCGAACACATTCCAGACCTTGAAAGCATGAGAAAAATTTTTGATATGACGAACTGGATAGGGCTCACGGTCCCGATTAAACCAGCGGACGTTCCGTGGAAAGAGTACAAACATTTCAAACCGGGAGAGCACATTCATCATTTTCAGGAAGATTACCTCTGCGCCGTGATGGACCTTTTCGGATTCGAGCTCGTGAAATCCGGAAACCCGGAGTGTCCGCCACGCTCGATGATCGGTTCGTTCCTTTTCAAGCGGCGTGCAGCGTGAAGAAAATTATCTTCGAGAACCCGCTCGCGCCCGGGGATATTCTGGTCTCCACGTGCGCTATACGCGATCTTCACAAAGCCTACCCGGGCGAGTACCTGACCGATATTCGCGTTCCGACCGGCGCGGAACAAATCTTCGAGAACAGCCCTTACATTACGAAAATCGAAGACGCTGACAAAGAAGCAGAACGGATTCGGCTGGATTATCCGGATATTCATAATTCGGGATGGAGTGGCCGGCCTTTTGTGACAGCTCACACGCTCGAACTTGCGAACCGGCTGGGGCGACCGATTCCGCATACTTCGCTTCGCCCGGATATTTTTTTATCCGCCGCGGAGTTGCTCTGGCCGAACCCTGTCACGCGCGAGTACGGATTCGATGGACCTTATTGGATTATCAATGCCGGCGTTAAGGACGATTACACGCTGAAGTATTACCACCGTTATCAGGAAGTCATCGACGAGCTTCAAGACGAAATCCAATTTGTCCAGGTCGGCCAGCTCGAGCACAATCATCCAGCTCTGCTCGGGGTAATTGATATGCGCGGGAAGACAAACCTCCGGGAACTCTTCAGGCTGAGCCATCACGCAGAAGGCAGCGTCAATGCTGTCTCGCTCCAGATGGTCGTCATGGCGGCCCTCAGCAAGCCCTGTGTCGTGGTCTCAGGAGGCCGGGAGCCGATTCGCTGGCAGTTCACGCCCGATCACCGCTTCCTTGCCGTAAACGGTGCGATTGAATGTGCGATGTACGACGGCTGCTGGAAATCGAAGAAGAAAAATACCGGGAAAGATGACCATTGTTTGAATTTAACGAAGGACCAAAACCCGCTCTGTATGGAAATGATTCGCCCGGAAGACATCGTCCGCGCAATTCGCCTCTACTACATTGGCGGCGTTCTCAAACGAAAGGAAAGTGTCCGATGGAATCCTATCAAGGCTTGATGAATGACCAGGAACGCAAACTCAAAATAAACGCGATTATGAATGTCATGCGTGTCCTGAAACGCCTGAATCCTGGCGATACCTATTACGAGGCTTATCAGGGCCACCTGGAGCGTTCCGGGGAGGAGTTTTACGACATTTATATTTTCATGTGGGAACTCGCAGCCTGTCATCCGCCGAAGCGTATTCTTGAAATCGGAACCCGGACAGGAATCAGCCTTTGCCAGCTGCTTTCCGCCTACCGCGATCATTCAGCTATTGAGCGCATTGTCTCGATCGACATTTACGCGGACGGATTCACGAGCCCTGCGCTTGTCAAGCGGAGCCTGAATTATTTAAATTTGCCGACGGAAAAAGTGGACCTGAGAAAAGGAAGTTCTCTTGAAATCCTTCCTCAGCTCTACGAAGAAGGCGCTCTCTTTGATTACATTCTGGTCGACGGAGACCACGCCAAGCCAGCGGCAAAGATGGACCTCGAGAACGCGGACAAACTCTGCGAGCCCGGTGGATTCATCGTATTCGACGACATTTCAACAGCCCCGGGAGAGTGCGGCCTGATTGACGTTTGGGAAGCCTTCCAGCAATCTCACGAGGACCAATACTCATTCTTCAAAAACATGGCCGGCAAAGGCGTCGGCTTCGCGGTGAAAAAATGAATACAATCGAAACAGTGACCATCCCTCACGCAAACCTTTCCTATGAAGACCGCCGGCACATTTCCTTTTACAAGGACTTTGACTGGTCCAAGTCAACGAAGGAAGACGCCGTTCACTTCGCGCGTTGTACCGGATTCAAAGAGACCGGAATGTCGGTCAATGAAATCGCGCTGCTTTATGATTTGCTCGAGAAACGGCGACCTCGCAAGATCGTCGAGCTTGGCCGAAACTTCGGCTGCTCTACCCGGATTTTTCTTCAGTACGTCTTACGGCACGGCGGAGTTTTGAGCTCGTGGGATTTGAAACATTGGGATGGGTTCATCGAAGGCATGGCCGAAAACGGATACGTCTTCGTGCCGGTCCCGGAAACGGAAGATTTTGTCATGCTTCCAAAAGAGGGTGAGGCGGATTGCCCGGTAAATATCCGCGTGGCTCATTCAATCAAGACGCCAGTCCCTTATGACGAGAAGGTAGATTTCCTTCTGATTGACACAGAGCACGGCCTTGAACACGCGCTCGGTGAGTATATGCGCTGGCGGGAATACCTGAACAGCGGCTGCATGATTGCGTTCCACGATTCAACGCTTCCTGGTCCAGCCCGGGCCATTGAAATTGTCAAGGAAGTAGAATCCGCCGGTGACCGGCACCGGATAATCCGGGAATATGTCAACGAACGAGTGGACGGTTACGGTATTCAGGTTTTGGAGTGGAAAGGATGAAGCGCGAAGACGCCGACTTCAATCTCGGGTACTTCAAAGAGTTCCCGGCTCCGATGTATGAGGGGCTCTGCCGGCTGAATCCAGCTGATTCGATAAACTCGACGACGCCTTTTTACGGTCCAATGCTTTACACGATTGCCCGGGCAATCGGAGCGCACAATGTTTTGGAGATTGGCGTAGCTCAGGCGTGGTCATCCGGATTTATGGCCTGGGCGGTAAAGGAAAACAATTCCCGCTTTGCCGCGAACGGTCGTTTTTACGCAATCGACATAGACGACAAGAGTGAAATCCAGAAGGAATTTGACGCGGCAGGACTTCCGGCGACGTTTATCCATCACCCGAAAGGGTCCGTGGATTTTCTCGAGAATCAAAAGGGCTGGCCTCCAGAATTTTTCGACCTCATTTTCATCGACGGCCTCCACCAGAACGAATACGTCGAGCGTGAGATTGAGCTCGTTTATCCGCTCCTGAAAGGCAACGGAGACGGCTATCTGGCCTTGCATGACGTTTATGCGTTCCTGGAGAAACTGTGGCCAAAGGTGATAGTGCGGAGAGGTCACGACAAAGATGGTGAAAGTATGCTGGCGTTTGAACACATTCGGTTTCTAAACAACTACGGCTTCGGGCTGCTTCGGAAGATGGAAGGCTACGACCGGAAAAAGGTCTTCTGGCCAGATGGTGACCAGACGGACCTTGCGAGGAAAGGCGGGTTTATTCAATGAAATACGCGTTCGTGGTCTCAGCTTGCAAAAAGTACGTTCCCGAGCTCTGCGCCCTTCTAAATTCCCTGGAAGCGATGGGGAACCGGCACGACGTAATTCTGATCGGGTACGAACTCCCTGAGTATTTTACAGGGCAATTCGATCATTTATCGTTCCACGTGGAACATTATGCGGTACCTGAAAAAGAAGCCCGGGAGTTCGGCGGAGAGAGCGAAATCCTCTGTCGGAAGCGGTACTGGTACGCCGCGGAATGGGGCAAGCATTACGACGCTGTCTGTATCCTAGACGCCGATATGTTTTTCGTCAGGCCGGTTGACCAGTTCTTCGAGATTGCGGCCTCCACCGGCCTCCTATTGGGTGCCACGCTCGAGCAGAAGCGCATTTATGGAGAAATCGACCACCACCGGGTAAAAGGCGCTCAACTCCTCGAGAAGCCAGTCTGGAATCACAAAGACGTCTGCTGCGCTCCGATGTTTGGAGACGCGAATACCTGGGGGAGAATATGGAAGCAATCCTGGACGATGTTTGCCGAGGGCTGGCCCGAGACCAATTTCAAGGCTCCGGACATGGAGAGTTATAACCTTTTAATACTCCATTATAAACTTTCTGACCGGGTTCTGCTCCTCCCGAATTACTCCTTTGTGGCCACCAATGAGAAGCTCCTGAAGCCCTACACGCGCGTCACGGTCCAAACTGACGGTCTCCTATGGACGGAGTCAGGGGAGCCTATTTACATCGTCCACGGCCAATTTTACAAGGCTATCTGGCGGAGACAGCAACTTCTGAACCGGCACGGCTGCGCGGAAGGCTACCTGGGCGCCAGCGAGAAACCGGACCAGCAAGCCGCCGGGGCCATGGACTGCCTGTATTCATGGTTCAAACACTTTCTGGATTATAAATTAAAAATTGAGAAAAAGGCATACACAGAAACCGGCCATCCGGACAGCCTTGAGCGGGTGACTGTATGAAAATAATCGACCCGGAAAAGGGCGAAGGTAAGCTGGTCGACCATCTGACGGCGGACGTAAAAACCTGCGTTGTTGTCTCGTGGCACGGAGTAGGAGACCAAGTAATGCTCAGAGCTCCATTTGAATATCTGAAAAAGCATTACCCAGCCGTCAAATTTTATATTGGCTTGGCGAGCGGACTTCAGGAGGAAGTTTTATTTGAACCCGAAGAGGTCATTTTACTCGAGGGTGACTGGCGCGAAACGGTGGGAGCGATGGGGTACGATCTTGTGTTTCTCTGTCACTTCCCGGGAGAAAACCTTGATGACACGACAAAAACGAAAGCTGAGATTTCATGCGAAAAAGAGCTCGGAATCGTTCCGACGTCCGGGCATTATCCTCCTCTGGTCGTCAAACCGCTCGTGGGCGTTCATTTCCATAACACCTCCGTCGGCTGGCTCGCGAATCCAACGGAAGAGGTCGCGCGGAAAGTCTGGAATGAAATTATCGAGGCCGGCTGTATCCCCATCGAGACACATATTTGTCACGGATTCCATAACCCTGAAAATAAAAAGTTCGATTTCGTCGATCAGCATTTGAGAGATTTTCCAGCGCGTCTTGAGACGATGATTAGTATCATTTCGCGGCTTAATTTTTTTGTGGGAGCCGTATCTGGACCTTTTCACTTGGCATTGTCATTGTTGCCATGGAAAAACGTGATGCTTTTGGAGAAAGAATTAAAATCGGGGCATTTCACGAAACAACCGATTTCAACGGCTGATGTGAAAAATTACAAAGATGGAACGGTCAGGGCTTGGCTTTCTTCCCAGTCCCGAATCGTGGGCGGTGGTGGCGGACGTGGGTAGACATGGTCATAACTTCCAAATTACTTGGGCGGTTATCTGTTTTATTTCCGTTCTTGTGATGAACAATCTCGAAGGATTGAAGTGGGCGCCCGAGATTTTTTTCCATGACAAAGCGGTGTTTCAGCTTCCCATGATGACCGCCGATAGAAACGCGAATGTATCCGTCGGAAGTTTCGTATTCCCCTTTTCTCCAATTCCGGGAAGAATCTCCGCCGGGGTTCATTATTTTTCGATAGCAAGGCCAGGAGCAACAAGGTCTCTTAGATTTTTTGACGGCAGATTTTTTCCGTTTAAACTTTTTTCGGCAAACGAAACACATGGTTTCCATAACCCGATTATAGGCCAAAAACCCCAGAGGTCAATTAAATAAATGGCCGTAGCCTTCGACGCCTATACAGCAATCGCTCAGACCACCGGGAATTTAACCGGGACTCATACCCCGGTCGGAACTCCCAAAGCGATTATTGCGTACGTCATTCAAAACGCCGGGGTAACTGACGAGGTTGTGACAGTCACTTACGGTATTGCGACCATGACAGAGGTATCCGGTTCCCCTCTGATAAATACCGGGGAAAACGGCGTCGTGTATTGCTATTTTCTCGGCTCCGGGATTCCAACTGGACCGCAGACATTCCTCGCTACGGTCAGCGTGACAGGGTCGAATAAATTCGCCGGGGTTATTTCTCTCACAGCGGATACTGATACGGAAACCGTTGACGTCGACGCAACAATCAACGCTGGCAGCTCTTCAAATCCAACGGTCACATTAAGCCACGGCGGAAGAACCTGTTTTGACTGTATCGGATTCTGGTCAGGTCAAAACGCTGTTGGCAGCATTTCTCCTTTTACAAACTGGACCGCACGCGACGAGCAGGATTTGGGGAATCAAACCGGTGGTGTCTACACATTCGATACCATTGGGACGACGGACGCAAGCGCTGGATGGACACAGAGCGGGGATGACGCAGCGGCGATATGTCTTGCGGTCTCTGAAGTTTCCGGAGCGAGCTCCTCCTCTTCATCGAGTAGTTCGAGCAGTAGCTCCAGTTCGTCTTCCAGTTCCAGCAGTTCAAAATCGTCTTCGAGCTCTTCGTCGTCTTCCTCATCTTCGTCCAGTTCTTCGCTGAGTTCTTCCTCTTCCAGCAGCTCGTCGTCGTCTTCGAGCAGCCTTTCCTCTTCGTCGAGTTCGAGCAGTTCGAGTTCCTCGTCCAGCTCAAGCAGTTCCAGTCTTTCAAGCAGCTCGTCTTCTTCATCCAGCAGTAGTTCCAGCAGCTCAAGTTCCTCGAGCTCGCTTTCCTCGTCGTCCAGTAGTTCGTCATCGTCGTCATCGTCTTCGAGCCTGAGCAGTTCTTCATCCAGCTCCAGTTCGAGCAGCAGTAGCTCTTCCAGTTCCTCGAGCAGTTTTTCGAGCAGTTCCTCCTCTTCATCGTCCAGCAGTTCATCGTCATCCAGTAGTTCCTCGTCCTCAAGCAGCCTGAGCTCATTTTCCTCTTCGTCTTCGAGCTCAAGTTCCATGAGTTCATCTTCTTCTAGCTCTCAGTCATCAAGTTCTGTATCATCATCCAGTTCCTCGAGCTTCAGCAGTAGCTCGGAATCGTACAACTGGCAAACTCGTCCGGAGAATGTGACCGGCGGAAATGTTTTCCAGGAAGACGCAGCTAATGAGGTTGACACTGGCTGGCAAAAGAGGGTTGAAAATCCTGACGATTCTCCGGGTATTCACCGGGAATCTGGCGAGACGGACGACGGATGGCAAAAAAGATTTGAAACCCCGGCAACGTCGCCGGGAATAAGTCCGGAGGATAATTCAATCTAATGGCTACCAGATACTACGTCGATTCCGCTACCGCCCACACCGCCACCAGCCCAGCGATTGATTCACGGTGGGAACATAACCGCGATAATACCGGCCTCCCTGTCATCCGTCGGAATTTGAGTACCACAAAGGCAGGTTCGGCGATGACTGATTTTGAGACCGCCGATCAGGCCGAAACTCCTCCGCATGACGACATGGCTTTTCAACTCATCGGACCGCCTCTGGCCGCGCAGACAATTTCCGGGAATATCAAAGGGCAAATTCGTGTCCGTGAAAGTAACGTCCTGGCCGATCATATGCCGGCGATGGTCTTCAAGGTCGTTTCAAACGACGGAACCGTCGAGCGCGGAATTCTCTATTCTTATTTTAACGCAACGTTGCAGCACGAATTCGTCGGCACAGGGTCCACCAGCAAAGTCAATAAAGGATTCCCGAATTCAAATGCGATGAGTTCTGTCGTTTGCCAGGATGGAGACAGAATTGTCATCGAAATTGGTGACAGATGTCAGGCAAATCACGCAGGCACTTATAATTCTAAATTTGTTTTAGGGGACGATCACGCGACCGATCTCCCGGAAAATGCAAGCGAAACAATTGCGTATAATCCTTGGTTTGAATTTTCAAATACGCTGACGGAATACTCCTCGAGCTCAAGCAGTTCATCCAGCAGCAGTTCGTCGAGCCATAGTTCCTCCTCGAGTTCGTCCAGCAGTTCGTCCTTTTCCTCGAGCAGTTCATCTTCATCCAGCTCGAGCAGTAGCTCGTCATCTTTATCATCGAGCTCCAGCAGCTCGTCCAGTTCGTCCTTGTCATCGTCCTCTTCGAGCTCGTCGTCGTCGTCTTTGAGTAGTTCATCCAGCTCGAGCAGCAGTAGTTCATCGTCTTCGTCCAGCCTCAGCAGCAGTTCGTCCTCAAGCTCGTCGAGCAGTTCGTCCTCAAGCAGTTCCTCGTCATCCTCATCGTCGAGCAGTAGTTCGAGCTCCAGCTCGTCTTCCTCTTCCGGGGTGGCCGGCGCGAAGTATGTTTTGCCGGTCGGAACCGGAACGCGCGATGGGTCTTCCTGGGAAAACGCCTATCAGGCGAACGAAATTATCGGCGGGAAAAACGGACTTCAGAGAGGCTGGGAAAATCATATTGGAGGGTCTGCTTGCTACGTTGGGAGCGGAGATTATTCAAATCTGACCCTCAATATCGTCGACGGAGGTTCATCCGATTTAGCGTACAAACAATTTATCGGAGTGGACCGCGGAACCGGATACCCGGTTTTTACAGGGAATTGGGTCGTTACGGCCCCAGCCTCCGGGCTGAATTTTATCACTCTCTCGGCGGACATCAATTACGTCAGAATCGAAAGACTTGTCGTCAGGAATTATCAATTCATCATCACGACAACAACTGCAGCGCGGAATTCTCACCTTCGATTTAATGACATGAACTTTTTTGATTTTAGAAACGGAATCGAAATTCGCGGAGACGTTAATTGTGACGCTGTTTCCTGTCCTAATCCTACGCTGGCGTCTCACGACATTATTATCCGAAATGTGAACGGTACGCGGTACACAAAACGGCTCATCCGGTTCAGGAACGGAGCCTATGATTTCCACGTTTTTAATTGCGTCGCGGATGGCGGTGGCAAAGCGATGTGGGACGCTCAGCCTTCAAAGGATTTATTCATGGTCGGCTTTGACGTCGGGGAAGCGAACTCCAGGGGCCATGATGGGGAGTTTGTGGAATGTATCTCAAAAAACAATTATCACGACGCCGGTCCTTCGCCGGCTTATTGGAACGGAGACGGATTTAAAACTGAAGCGCTTTGCTTCAATATCACTTTCAGTAAGTGCCAAGCGTACGGAAACACCGACGGAGGTTATGACCTGAAGGGGGTTTCAGGGATTGCGATGACAGACTGTATCGCCCTGAACAATAAGCGAAATTTCAGAATATGGGGCATGGCTTCGGGGGCGATGGTTATGACCCGGTGCCTCGGCGCTTACGCCACAGGTTCCTTCAACGGAGCAGCTGCCGGCCTTTGGGTGGGAGGGAAATTAAATTGCTTTAACTGCTCTTTTGTAAATAACACTTCCCGTCAAATTGTCCTTGACCTTGATGGTGGCACAATTGAGTTCGGACTCACGGACAGTATCCTTCTTATCAATCAGGGGATTAGCGCTTCATTCTATACCTATGACAACGGAGCGACCGCTGGTATGGTTACGGAAACGAATGTCACGAAATACGACGCGTCGAATCCAGGCGCCGTGGCAAATCCGAATCTCGTGAATCCAAACTCCGCGTACGTTGCGAACAACACTGATTTTGATTCTATTTTGTACGGTCAGACGCGCGGGTATTACATTTCATTTCTGCCGATCAGTTCGAGCTCAAGCTCTTCGAGCTCAAGCCGGTCCGTGAGCTCGTCCAGTTCTTCCAGCAGTTCCAGCAGCAGTTCGAGCTCATCTTCAAAATCGAGTTCGTCGCAATCCGTAGACCCGGGAGCTCCTTCGAGCAGCAGCTCTTCCAGTTCAAGCTCTTCGTCTAGCTCCAGCAGTTCGAGTTCGTTCAGCTCCGCTGGCGGTGTCGCAAACCCGAAGGACTGGAAAGCGCGGAAAGAAAAAGGCGTTCGCTCGTCCAGCTCATCGTCTTCGCGCTCGAGTTCCAGCTGGTCTTCGAGCTCAAGCAGCTCGTCAAGCAGCTCGTCGTCAAGCTCATCCAGCTCGAGTAAATCGTCATCCAGCTCAAGTTCCAGCTCGAGCAGCAGCTCATCGAGCAGCTCGTCATCCAGGAGCTCATCATCCAGCAGCTCGTCATCGAGCTCAGGTTAAGGGGGAAAAATGGCAACACTTCTCGAATTAAAAACGTCGGTCCTTGAGATTTTCAAAAGAGACGATAAAGAAACGGAAATCGTCCGGGCAATCAATGAAGCCTATTCCGAAATGTGCGCCACGACCGCGCCTCGGAAACTTCAGGACCAGATTTACAAGACAGTCGTGATCGGGCGCGAAGAATACCCGGTCCCTGACACAGTCCTGCGCGTAGCTCATCCGGTGCGTCTTCTTGACCCGACTGCCGGGAACAATTCAAGCTCGTCCTATGCTTTGGAATTTTTGACAAAGGATGAGTACGACAATCTCGAGCCAAACCCGAACGCCGTGGAGATTACTACCGGGAAACCTCACGCATATACGCTCTGGAAAAACTCCATTTTGCTGACAGATATTCCTGACAAAGAGTATGTGCTTGAAATAAATATCGGCGGGATTCCGACACTCTTGGTCGCAGAGATTGACGAAACTATTTTTCTTCCGACATGGGATGAGACGAACAAGGCCGGCGCCCTAACTCGCCTTTTCGGAGGAATTGGGCTCATCCAGGAAGCCGACCTCTGGCAGCGTATTTACCGGTACGGATTCTCTGGAAACGAAGGATACGTGACCGGAGGGCTTGAACTTTTAAGGCAATTAAACAGGGACATTCAAAGCGCACCCCACATCGTACGATTTAACGGAGGATTCTAATGCCTACATATATTGAAACTTGGGATGAAACAAAACCGGCCGGCTCAAGAGACCTGGCTCTCGGAGACGACGACATAAGGGAATTTAAAAGAGCCATGCGCGAGCGGTTCGCCGCGGACCATTACGCTCTTGCGATTGAAGGAACCGATGACAAAATCGGCTATCACTCAAAAGCGACGCTTCTCGAACAAGCCTCGGACCCGCTGGCCTACGCAAATTCTCTTATTCTTTATTCCAAACTGAACGGCTCTTTCGCCGAGCTTTTTAACAGGCACGAGAACGCAGGGATTCAGAGGCTCACAAATCTCGGCAAGCTCTGGATTGACGCGCTCGGCACGGATTCCGAAGTTCGCGGCGACATTATTCTCCGCGGCGCTTCTACCTGGGGAAGGTACCCTCTCGGGGTAACAGGAAATTATCTTCGCAGTAATGGGACAGATTTAGTTTATTCAAATCTAATCGAAGCTGACATCACGACAGTCGTCCTTACTCCCAAAGAATACACCGACGTCGAAGATACCAGCTCTTCAGATGAAGCGGCGGCCAGCTCGAGTTACGGCGACACGACACTTTCAATCACTTTCACCGTTGGAAAACAGGGTTTAGTTTTTGCAAGTTTTGAGGGCCTCGCTGATGGAGGCGGAGGGTATGGTCATCAGATCGCTCTGGTGGTGGATGGGACCGTAAAAAAAGAATGGCATACGAAAGCAAACGGTCAGGCGGTCGCTGTCGGTGGAACGCTCGTATGGCACGGAGTTCTTTCCGCAGGCTCTCACACAATAAAAATTCAGCACAAACGGATTGAGCCTACAGTCGCCGGTACTTTGAAAGGAACTGTCTGTACTTCGCGTTTAAACGTGAGTCATCCTTCTTAAAGGAGACGGATAATGCCATTTCTTCGGAAACCTGAACTGCAGCCGGTCAAAGGTATCGACCTTTCCGTCCCTAATTCTTACCTCCAGGATGGCCAGAGTTTCCCTCAAAATCTCCAGTTTTTAAAAGGGGAACTTAAAAAAAGGGATGGAAAATCGGTGGTCGGAGACGTATCGCTTGGGGCTCAAAAGATTCTTCACCTTGGAACTTTTGAGCTTTCTACCGCGGTCCATCGTCTCATTCGTCACACGAAAAAGAACGTCCAAAAATTTAATTCTGTCACAAGACTTTGGACGGACATTACCGGGGTCGACCTGTCCGGGACTGAGCTGGATATGTTTTCTCACTGTGTCGTGACGGAGTCGGACCTGTACCTTTTTTGCAACGGAGTTGACGCCATACGAAAATACAATGACGCAGGCGTCACCGAGAATCTTGGGGGAAGCCCCCCGATTGCGAAGTTCATCGAATACATAACGCCGTACGTGATGATCGCGAACGTGACAGACGGTGGGAATTTGTTTCCGTCGAAGGTTCAATGGTGCGACACCGGAAACCCTCAAGTATGGACCGGTGGAAACTCTGGCTCCCAGCTTTTATCGGATGAGCCGAGCGCCATTCGCGGTCTTAAAAAAATGCGGGATTACGCCTTTGTTTATAAAGAGAAATCAGTTTATCGCGGAAACAAGGTAGCAACGTCAGCCATTTTTAATTTCGGCGGTCCGTTCTCGGGGGGAAAGGGACTTTACGCCAGCAGGGCCATCGCCGACGACGGTGAAAATCATTACTACATGGGAATAAACGATTTTCACCTGAACGACGGAGTTCGCATTACGGACATCGGCGGCCCGATCAGGGAGTATCTTTTTAACCGGCTGAACCGTTCCAGGAACGTGACCTGTCATGCGCTTCATGTCGAGTTTTATAAGGAGGTCTGGTTTTT